GTTTAGACCAAAAATAAGGTCAAATTTGAATTTCTGATTATAGCTCTCCGCCTCGGGTAGACCACAGGTGGTCGTTAGTGCTCCTAATGTAGTGCTATTTAATTGTTAGTTGTTTATGTCGCTATTAGCGAGTATTTCTACTCGCCAATAACGTATGCTATTGCAAAGGCAACTGCAATGCCAAGAGGTGCAGTAATTGATTGACCAACAAGCCAACAACTAAAGCATTCCTGCATTACATCTAACCCTGGGAATAGCCACCAAGGACTAGATGCTGTTAACGTAAATACAGCAGTTATTTTATCCATGGGACACCTCCTCTGTGTCTTGTGTTGTATTATCTTCCCAATCTTTTGATTGGAAATTTTCATTGAGACTGCGTAATGCATCAACAGGATTCAAAACGCCTCCCCAACTGTATATATTACTTTCTGATTTCCATCGCTTTCTAATGAAAGTACCAAGTTCACTGGTATATCCAACAGCGTTTGGATTAGTAATATATTGTGCGAACATATCCACATTGTTTAGGAATTGCATCACATGAGAATATTTCTCATCTTTAACAAAGTCCATAAGTAGATGGACATATCTCCATGACATATCAACGAATGCATAGTTCTTAATAAGCCTCTCAGGTATCTGATTAGCTTTGAACATTCTTAACTCTATGGTGTTACCATGACCATTGAAGTTAATCTGCAGACCTCTGCCTTGTGACCATCTCCTATTTTCTACAGCATCTAACAGTTGAGTAACTGTAGACGTAGAATTGAGACCGTTCCAATTGCAAGGTTCACGTTGACCAACGATGCTCAATAATGATTTACCATTTGATGAGTGTGCAGACTGAGAAAGATTCTCCATCAGCATCAACCACATAAATAGTTCTACATCATTGAATGCAGCCTTTGGTATATGAATATGTAAGCCAGCAGTGTCTGTATCATGACCTTCAAATGCCGAATAACCGACATCCTGCCATGTAGACGCTGCATACTTAGTAAAAGCAGTTCTTGTAAATGGTTGTAAGTTAAACTCAACACCATTACGTAAAGAACCGTCACCCTTTGCAGTAATCGGAGCTGTATAATGAAACCAATCTTGTGATTTCTTTATAGCATAGTTCTTCATACCATCCTGTACTCTCTTATTGATTACTTGAAGGACTTCACGTACCTTGTCATAATCTTGATAGTAAACATATCCGTCGTTACTGTATGCTTCACAAACACCGAATTCGCAAGCACCATGAGCATTCTCATAGCAAGCTTCGCATTCGTTTTCACACATACATGGCGACGGAGACATGTCAGATGGTAGTTCCAACTCTAACTCCATACCCATAGGTATTCCTTTCTTCCAATATCTCTTTTGGACTTTCTCTAGTTTCTTCATGGTCTTAAATCGACCACGATTTCTACCAGCAGGAACACCAATACTATTAGGATATATATTCCATATAGAACCCCTTCCGAAGCCGCCATAGCTAACGGCTTCTGCAGGGTTGGTATGCAATGAATGTTTAATATCGTCCGTATTTCTTGGCATGATATTACCTTTCTATCATCGCGTTAGTGTATTCAATATCATCGACAGTAATTGTCTCTGATTCGAAGACAAAGTTTCCATTGATAAAGAAGCTAACACTTTCTTGAATGTCCTCTTCTTCCATCTCAACTGGTGTTTCCCAGTAACCAATGTCTTCTAGCTCTATTGTTCTATCAGAGCTTGTTTCCTCATTAGTATCTAATAAGAAACTGTATAGATTTGGATACCTATCAGGGTTCTCAATCACATAATCATATATCTGCTTTTCAATATGATTAGCAAATGGTACTTCCTCATCATGTATAGTATCAATCTTAGCTTTAGGTGATTGGTTGCCGTATTCTACAGCAGTCTCAATCAAGCTAGCAGTAGGAACATCCCTTTCGGTGTCCCAACCACCAGAGTTCAAGTAATCCCTCTTAGTTAATTCATAGATTGCATCTACGAACTCTAAGTTCTTAAGGATTCTATCTCCCTTAGCATTAGATTGAAAGTATCTCAACTCTATTGTATTTGAGTGTTGCAAGTTTATGCCTTTATACTTGTCATTATCTGAACGAGTACGTTGCTTTGCAACCTCAGCCACAACATTGTAAGCGTCTCTGAACGTTAACAAATCCCATCTGGAATAAGAAACATCAGCTCTTTGAGCGACCTTTCTTAACATTCCATTCGGATTGATTTGTAACGAGTTCAACGCTGATAACATTGCATAAGCATGTCCAACTTCCATTGATGCCCAAGGGAAGTGGATATGTATACCAACATCTTCAACCTGGAAGGCTTTGTAATTAGCTTCTACAAAGTTCCAGAACTTAGTTGGTACAGCATGCCATGCAGCCAGTGACATAGGTTGTGATATAAACTCAACGCCTGTTTCACTCGGAAGTGAACCATCACGTTTCGAATATAGTAACTGTGTATTGTAAGCACCCGCTCCTATTTGGTTTTCTAAACCTTTAGGATGGAATACCTCAACAGTTCTCTCAAACAATTGCGGAGGACCAATCTCATCTAAGAGCCTTGAATCCCTTGCAATTAGTTCAAGTTCCAACCCCATAGAGACGCCACGAGTATGATGCCACTCAGGTCTACTTGGGTGACTTCTATTCTGTTCTCTACAGTCATCACTGGTACACGTACACCTATCAGAGTTTACAACTCCAACGGTTGGCGTATCTGTTGACTGGTTGTAATACATTCCATCTCTGTAATGTACATAATAGAATCTAGGTGAATAGTTGTATTCATTCTTATCCTTATTAAGCTCCAGACCTATGCCTGGTGGCTCAATCCAACCATCATCAGTTACGCGTGCCTGTGCATTTCTTCCGTTACGACCCCTTGATTGATAACGAAACTCTCTATCCCAGAGAGCATTATCAATTCTTAAGCTGATAATAGTATCAGCTAATGGATTGTCAGACGAATAGATATACACATTAGGTAGTTGTAACCCTACCATACGTGCAAAATCAGCACCGCTTATTGGGCTGTTAGAATCGTCTTCGAGATAACCGCCAACTGCATCGTGATTATGTTGACCTGCGCTACTAGAATCTTCTAGTACCCTAAATTTACAGACATCAGTAATCACTTGTGACCGTATATCTCCTGGTACACCCTTAAAGTTGGTGTACAGCCAAGTCATATACTTACGAGCATCTACCTGAAGCATTGTTACTGCATCTTCGACATATTCATCATTGAAGACTTCTATGTCTTGGTAGTTAGCATCGTCAATATACTTAATCATATAATCACGAGAACCACGTGCTCTAGGTGAGTCGTTACCATGTATGTAGTTAACATACCAGTCAGCACCCATCCCTTCGTACTGTTGATTCGTATCATATGATACCTTGGGACTCAACTTAACCCATGACTTCTTAGATGGATTGTAAGATGATGTTGTGAAAGTATTGCATATGAAGCATATTCTCTCTCGAGCGCTTCTGCTATAACTGTCCAACGTCTTATACCATGTTAAGAAGTGAGCATTGTACATCAATCGGCAGATAGTACATTCTCTGTACTGTCTTCCACCCCATCGATGCTCACGCGGCTTCCATCTATCTTCGTGGAAATCATAGAACCTTGCATGGTCATAGGCAGAAGTAGAGCCACCGTAGTAGCCATTTCCTGCTCCAGTTTGATACAAGTTAACTAGATTATCACTCCACATTAGATAGTTAGAATCCATTCTCTCTATAGATTCAGGGATATCCCTTTCTTCATAGAGGAACTCTTTATAGGTTTCACTTGGTAGTGGTAAGCAAATGTATCTTAGTGGCATCTTCTTCCAGAATCTTGCTGCAGAAGTTGCCATAAATACCCTTTGCCTTAGGAACGCCATATCTTCCATTGATATTCGTACTCCTTCAGGATATTGCCATGGTTGTACATAGAATGTCCTGTTCAGAATACTGAACAATGGATGAATTTCGGCTGAACCATAACCTCGATTGATTACCTCAGTCGATTGCACACCATCAAAAGCATCTAGGATATCTTCATTATCAAAGATTCCACCATACATCTTGTAAAGTATGCGCCTGTCATCAGCATCCTGCACATCGTGCTGCATCACTTTATTTACAATATCGTAAATATCGTTCAACAGATTATTGATGAACAGTCCATCGTTGTCTCTATTAAATAGAGAGTGCCAATCAAGGTCGTTGTCACCACCAAATAAGTCGATTATAAGTAACTTATCGTACTGTAGATTTGTTATCTCTCCATCACGAATAGGTGTTGACCTATCCGGGTGGTTGGAGTCTAACCAATCTCTATAAGAATATTCCATATTTCGGAACTGGAATGTTCCGCCATTGGAAGATGCTTCATTAGTTACGATAGGTTCTATTTCAGACCAGTCAGCAACCTTATAACTAAGGATGTTGTGAACTGGACTAATAAATGATTCTTTTTCAATCATTATCTATCTCCTTATAGTGTAGTTATTTTATTGTCAGTCAAACAGACTAGTTTGACCGGTTATGTCAGGATATACTGTGTGATTCACAGCTTTCCTAACATGTTTGTCTACAGCTTGCTCTATGTCAGCTCTTTCCTCCCAGGGAGTAGTATCATTCTGCTTCCAGTCTTGTCTTTCAGCAGCTATTCTCTCTGATTCTTCTAGCTCTTCATAGTATTCTTCAGCTGTTGAACCATCCCAATTCTCAAACATACATGTCTCATGACATGTTCTTTCGAAATTATTTGTTTGGTCTAGTTCATTTTGACAATCAGGGCATCTGAATTTACCATCTATGTCTATTTCAAAGTACATACCCTCAAGGGCGTCTTTGAGATTGTTATATCTGGTAACTTCGAGTAGTGCCTCGATTTTCTTTAGGAAGTCATCATCGTCTATAAGATTTTCATCATATAGTCCGTCCATGAGCCCTATAGCATCCAATTCATCATCGGACATTTCTGCCCAATTACTGGTATTGAATCTTCCATTAGCATCCGGGTCTCCTTGAGCAATGGCACTCAATACTTCACTGTCGCGAGATATTGATTCATTTGCACCGTCGAAGGTCTTTCGTCCCCAGTTATCATCCCTGATATTGGAATAAACAGGCTTTATATGGTTCTGATTAGAGAACCAACATGCGTCCTTGTAAACTCCTCGACCAGAGTTGATGACATAAGTTTGATGTTTCAATGCAGGATTTGCATTAAGAACCACCAGCTTATTACCCCATCCAATCAACTCTTCAATTACGTCGATTACTCTAGGGTCATCAAGTGCTCGTATATCAAAGTTGCCCCAGAAGAGCTCATTGAATCTACGAGTATCACTGATTTGGATGCCATCAGTATCTCTATCTTTCTCCGTTGTTAAGAACGCAGAAGGTAGGATACCGTTATGTGCAAATACCATATCCTTCAATGGTTTTCCATCCTGTATTACATTGAACGGGTGAACGTTCTGTTTACAGACATCACCATGTGTTTTGACACGCATATGCACTAGTATGTCATTGGAACCATGTTCCTTGACAATCTCCTTGAACCACTTCAAGAAGGTTTTGAGCTTCAGAGTCTTCTTGACTTTGATAGCTCCATCCTTGATGAAGGCTATGCCTCCACCATCAGGATTGGTCTGCCACATATCTCTGAGTTCTTCCTCAGTGATTGTTTGACCAGCGGGTATACTTGCTATTACGCACATATATTTCCTTTTCCTAGTGTTTATTTAGTTGTATCTATGCAAAGCGAGCCAGTCCCGTAAACGGAAATGGCTCTGCATAGGATATATCTTTTAATTGTATGAAACCATACATAGACATATCAGTTATTATATGCCAGGCATATACATTGAGTTGATAATCAGTTAAACCTACTAGGTTAACATTCTGTCTCAACACATGTACTGTTTCTAGCAATGTGTTTACTACATAATTTCTGCCTTGGACGGTATAGTTCTCCGCCGAAGCATAGTCATATAGTGCTATTGTTAAGTCAACATCACCTTTATCAGGTAGATGTGTTCTTAAGTAATTAACCTGAACTACGTTCAAGTTTTTATATCCATAGTTATCTTTATTAAGATAAGCATGAAGATTACGCATAATGGGTAGTTTGTTCAATTTACTCTCCATATTTATGTGTTATTTATTTTTTTCAACTATAGCCAATGCCATAGCTGTCGGGTCAAGAAGAGCAGACCTTTCGGCCTTTCTTTGTTCTTCTCTTTCCATTTTTCTCAAATCAGCATCAATGCTTCTTCGATAGCTAGAGAATCCTCTAACTCTGCGATACTTAGATTTTTTAGACGCAGCTTTCCGGCCAAACGACCGACCAGTTAGCATCTCTACATCCTCAGTACCAACGTGTTGTTGTTCATTTAACCAAACAACATTCTTTTGGTTTATCTTCAATGTAGTCTCCTACAGTTGTGTGTTATATTAACTTGCTAACTTAAGTTTCTTAAGTTCAGCAAAAGGTGATTTCTCCTTATATCCCTTAGATGTGGATGAATAAACACCCTTGTTCATCTCTTGAGACTTGAAGGAAATATCATAGTTGCTAGTTATGATATCGGTATACTTCTTATGAAGTAAGTCGAAATTACCTTCATGATAAGCTCTACGTAAAGTTGCAGTTCTCATCAATTTATAAAGAGCATAGTCCTCTGGACACTTCTCTGCTAAAAACGCATGAAGCCATCTTTGGACTTGTCTCTGTTGATTACAAGAAGAACCATCAACATCCGCACACTGTTCAAAGTGTGGTTTATTTGGGTTCTCACTTGTATCAATACAATCAAGGTTAGCCTTGTAGTATCTGATGACAGAATGTAACCAATCTGTCCAAAACCCTGGCACTGCACAAATTGTGCAAGCACAGGACTGAGGATGGATTCGATAATTAGCATCAAGTACCACTTGACCGCCCTTGATTTGAAGACCTGCACGATTAGCGATTGCTGTTCGCTCATCTGCAGTTAGTCTATTATTTCGGAAGGAATTTGTTCCTTTTCCTACTTTCATAGCTTTCTCCTATTTTTGTGTAGCATTAGATATGGGTCTCCGACCCGGTGACCCATTAATTATCTAATGTTGTTTAATCAGCTATGTGTTAGCTGTTTTTTATTTCTCTTCCTGTTGGAAGCCTGAACTTTTTCAATAGCTCTTGCATCTTCCAAGAGTTTCTCTGCTAAGTCCATTTTCTCAAAGTAATGAGCATATTCAGATTCAATAGACTTCCGAAATTTCCAGTACTTTGGTATATCAAGTTCTCCAAATTGCTTGGAAAAGTCACTCTTGTTATACGCCTTAGTAGCTTTAACTTCTATGTCATATCTCTCTTGAATTTCACTGTGGACAAGTAATGAAATGTCCGCTAGTTGTTGCTCAAGTCTTTGAAGTTGCTTAGACTCACTGTCTCCAAACATTAATTCTGTTTGTAGACGAGAATTTAGCATACGAGTTTTAGATTTTGCAATTGCATCATCACAATACTCTTCGCTATATCCCTGTACAGTCAAAGCGCAGGTTGAACACTGGTTTGTATCTGCTACAAATGGTTCAGCCTCTCCAAAGGTGCTTCGAGATTGCCAACAAGGTAGAGTACCATTAATCTCCTTTGGACGAATGGTAGTAGTAGTCTGTCTACGCTCTAGCCATTTATTAATTCTGGCTATAGCTTTGACGTCATATCTACTACGTCGTTCCTCAGAAGGTAATGGATTTAATCCGATGAATGGTCTCCTCGCTATACCTGTATAGATATAACGATTGTTAACTGGAGCTACATCATATTTAGGTGCTTTACCAACTACGCCAATCATGGCTTCATCAGTAATCCAAACAGAGTTGTAGACTCTAGTTTCACATTCAAACGAAACAGGTTGATAGTTCCCGCTATGGTTTAAAGGGTTCTTTCTGGTATCAACTAATCCGTTTTTACCATATTGAACCTGTCCACTATAGACAAGAGTTTCAACTGATTCATCCAAAGAGATTTCATCAGTGACATTGCCAGAATTAGATTTTCGACCAAGTTGCTTCTTAGCATACCCAGTTCGATTATCATGTTTCTTAGCAATGGCAATAGCATCAGATAGGGATATCTCCCTTTTATCTTTCTTCAACTATATTCTCCTTTTTGAATACCTAGCTAGTCCTAATTCACTAGGCTTACATGTGGTAGTTGTAAAGCGATACTCAGGTTGTCACATGAGGTAGATTGTCACCAGTTAAACTGGCTACCTCCCCTTTCTCTCAACTGCCATATCAATCTACAGAAGTGGGGGAGCCGAAACTCCCCCATCTGTTTAGTATTGGAGCCAGTAGTAGTATCCAATTCTGCCATCAGCTCTCAATGTTGAATAAGCTATCCAACGCATGAGTTTTGCTAATGGGTTGTTTGAATTACCACCAAAGAACAAGTTAACGTAATGTGATATCTTCATATCACGTTCTTGTTCAGCTATCATTTCATCAATTGAATTTTGATAATCGTTAGCATTCATGGTTCCTCCTTTCCATAGACTCATATGGCAGTGCGGGGAAACCTTCCGTCCCCCCGCGTTTGCCTTAAACAACTACACAAACTAATTAGGAACACTAACCACCACCTAACCTCTTTTTAAGATGCCTAAACTATGTGCAATACTGTAAGGGGGACGCTGGCTGCGTACCAATCAAGCTGTTTACACTTGTTACCCAGGAGATGAACGCATCTTCTCCCACTTCCTTACAGCACCTCATAGAATGTCACAAAACATCCGAGGTAGGTGGCTTGCGGAGGCAGGGCAAAGCTCGCTATACTGCGAGAGGTGTTGTGCAATTCGCTCTGGTCATTCATCATGACGCTCCTTACCTCCTTATCCCATCACGCTTCCCAATCACTTATGGTTCACGGGTACACACTTGTTTTGGTGGTGTACCTTTTTACCTTTCATACACTTTCAGTTCTGTAAAATTTGATATGCCAATTTGACGCTGGTATGTATGTTACATTTCCCCGCCACTAGATTGGCATGAAACAGCTATGTATGAATAAAGACCGGTATTGTTGACGACAATACCCAGAACCTCCCATCCTAAAGGGGAAGGACAGGAGGTCCAAGCTATTGCCTAGCTACGCACAATCCCCGCATATAAATTCAGGTATACCCTGATAATGCAGGTCATGTGGATTTGGCTCAGCCTTATCACGAAGCTTCTTTTCATCCCACTTCGTTCTAAGCCAGCCGCCAAACATGTTGGCAGCTTTAAGCCACATACCTAGAGCAAAAAGAGCCATGATAAAACCATGGGGTGTTAAAACCCCACGGATTATCTCTATCATCCACTCTTCGGCAGTCATAGACTACCTCCTCTCTATCTTGCTTATATAAAATAGTAAGAGTGCTAATCCTACTATTCCTACGTATAATGGTAGTAAAGTCATATTCACCTCACATTCCCATTATTTATGCGCTGCAAATGCATCCATTTTTTAGTTTGGTACATTGACAGGCAATCGTCACAAATGAAACCATCTTTATGTGTCCTTTTGAGACTTAGTTTCTTTTCGTGACAGGCAGTACATAGTAACTGGTGTAATCCAAACACGCTACTCATATGTACCTCCTTTCCTGTTGTCTTGCCGAAGCAAGGGACAACAACCATAAGTTGCTCTCCCCTGCCTCGCGACAGAGGGTATAGGTTTATACTATTTTTATATAACTGTCTTAAATACTTTTATAAAGAAGTATCTAAATGCAGCTATCAACACTGGCCATAACCAGAGGTCGATGCCATTAAAGATACCGTCCCCGTTTATGTCCAGAGCAGTCCATATCATGTCTATACTTGACATAATTGCTCCTTTCCTTTTTTGTTTAATTGAAATTGTATTCTCACGCCGCAACTGAACGCCTATTCTTGCGGTAGAATTTGATATACAGATATGCAAGTGTGAATACCACTAAGCCCTCAGTTTCCTAAGGGCTTTAGCTACTCACTTGGTTAGTTGGTTATCTATAAAGGATTGTAAGTATTCATCTGTTATAGGCTTACTTTCTATCGTTTGCTCTATTGGATTGAATATTTTAATTTCCTTTATGTTGATACCCTTTTGGCTAGCCATTGTTGCGTATATCATAAGTTGGTTGAAGTGTGTCTGTCTTTCATAATCACTTGTTCCATTGTAATTCTTAAAGTCATAAAGACTGTAAGACTTATCTTTGTTTCTGTGTATCACATCAGCAGTTCCACTATATATGAAGTTGTTAATAACTGCTCCATATATTTCCATTTCATACCTTTGGTTGTTAAAGTCTAAGCAGTTATCAAGTAACCACTTAGCTCCACTTAAGCAAAGCTCTTTATTTAGCTTGTAGTGTTTAAGTTGGCTAACATCCTTTTTGATACTTAGATATTTCGCACTTCGGGATAGCTCCCCATTGGCGTAACCTCTAATTTTTATAACTTCTTTGATTGTATCAATTAAGTCATAATTATTTTCACTAACCATTTCAATACCATAGTGTATTGTATTTCCAATAAATAATGTATTGGGCTTACAAGTTTCATAAACAACATTTTGTTTAGTCTTACTTAATCCCATAGTGTTTGGTAAATACTTACTAACACTAGATGGCGATAAGTGAAAACTGTTTAAGTTGTTTGGTATTGACTTTGTATTGTTGTAATTTATCATTTTTTTCCTTTCTAATAAATTAGATACTTATACTTTATAAATATCTATCTAGCCACTTTTTACAATGGCTAGTTAGATAGTTACTTTATATTTCTATAATGTTTTGTCTTACCATATTCATAAAAACACTTCTTAACATTTTGGCGTCTACAAGTCCATTATGTGCATTTTCATCATATACCCCAATTTGTTTAGCTAGTCTTTCTAATTTTGTATAAGACTTATTCTTTACCCCAAAATAATCTGCGTAGATTTGTTTACTGTCTACCCAATTAATATTTTGGAACATATTTAAGCCATAATTTTTTAATGATTGATAAATAACATTTCTATCAAAATTCATATTATGGGCTATTATCGTATTTCCTTCTAGCTTGTCTTTAAGCTCTAAGTAATAATTTGGTAATTCATGCATATCTTTAACTATATCCCACGTTAATCTATGGTCGGCATACCAATTATCTGTTTCATGATAAGTTTTATATGGTCTTAAAATAATGTCTGTTTCATTATCAAATAAGTCTATAAAACTAATCTGTATTAGGTCATTTTGATTTTCAATATTGCTCCAATAATCTGTTTGATTGCTTACTGTTTCAACATCTAAGAAAATCAATTTACTTAATTTATTCATAGTGTTTCATCTCCTTTAGTTTTGACACTCTTTTGAATAGAACACTCATTTAGTCAAACATACACCCCAGGGGGTAAAATTTGATTAACAAATACTCTTACGCGTTGCGTTAGTGTTGCGTATAAATTTTTCTGTATTTCTGGAGCTTGAAAAGCCGTAGTTTCGTCCAAGGGGCTAGTAAAATCAAGAATGATATGGCACGTCCTAGTAAGTTAACCCCAGAGGTTCAAGAGAATATATGTAACTGGCTTAAGTTAGGTTACTATCAAGAAGATGCCGCTATTATGGCTGGGATTGCTCCGTCCACTTATTACGAATGGATGAAAAAAGGAGAGGTAGAAAGGGTTGCTTTAGAGAGTGATGAAGACATGCTAGCGTTACCTGACACTTCCTTACCAGCCTCTAAGGACGGTACTCCAGAGATAGAGTTGGTCTATCCGTTTATGGAGTTTTCGGAGGCAGTAAAAAAAGCAAGAGCCGAAGCCGAGGGCGCTCACATAAGGAATATAAGGAAAGCAGCCGATAACGGAGTTTGGCAGGCTAGCGCTTGGTTCCTAGAGAGAAGCCACCCAAAGAAGTGGGGAAAGCGCTCCCAATTGGACTTAGTTGCTGAGAACGATGAACCAGTCCAGTTCGAGATAACATACGGAGATTAAGCCCTTGGGCTTAGTGGTACTCACACTATTTTCTGTATTTCTTTGCACATCTAATACCTACAATACCCCTAATACCTTAGTATCCCTGTTTTCAAACCTTTTTTTCGAACATTTGTTCGAGTACAGTACTGATATATGGATTTACATACGGATTTAGCAGAGTTCCTTGATATTCCCCCTTGGTATAAGGACGCTAATTGTAAAGGCACTAATCAAGATGAGTTCTTTCCAGACCGAGGAAGTTCAACTATTAAAGCTAAGAAGATTTGTAGCGAATGCAAAGTTATCGATATATGCCTTGAATACGCCGTAGAACGCAAGGAAAGGTTCGGGATTTGGGGAGGTAAGTCAGAACGAGAGCGTAGAGCTATTCGTAGGGAGCGTAGATTAAAGGAAAAGAAATGAGTGCATACTTCGAAGGTGCAGAGAAATTTGTCTTCATAGATTTCGAAACAACAGGCAGAGATTTACTAGGTAGAGACTATTTTAGTGAGGATGTTTCTAAGAATGATGCGACACAAGTAGCAATTGCTTGGTTTGATGACGCACACCTTACATCTGCACACAGTTATATACAACCTTTATCAGAGTATTTTAAGCTAAAACATTGGTCTCATGTTTCCCCAAAGAGAGAAAATTGCATAGATGCACCTAAATTTAGTGAATTACACCCAATTCTTGCAGGAATTATAGGCGGAAAGACTTTAGTTGCTCATAATTCGCCATTTGATAAAAGAGTTTTAGATGATTCTATGATTGCAATAGGTAAAGTACCTTTCCAAAACGAATGGGTTGATACAAAAGAGTTATCTAAACATTATTTACCGAACTCAGGACCTTGTTTTAAAAGTTGTGATAGTAGATGCGGGGGACATACATTAAAACATTTACACAGCTATTTTGGATTTGGAGATTTTGACCACCATAATGCAATTGCAGATGTTTTTGCTCTAGCAAGAATTTTTTCTATTATGTACAAACCTAAAACCGACTATACTAAAGATTGGTTATTTACTTAACCTTGCATATTCAATTCGAATAAGGCGGGTCCGTGAGCCCGCTTTCGAATTTTTGGGGCTGAATGGTTTGACTTATTGTAGTTGCGGGACAGTAGTTACAAGAAGTAACTCGGGTTCGATTCCCGACAGCTCCACAAAAAACAAATACCACACCCTTGTGATATAGTTTTAATACAATGATTAACGATTATATTTTCGCAAACAAAAAAAGATTTAAGGTAATTGAAGCAGATGAAAACTACATAATAGAAATGTATTCTCACAATGAACTGATTGATGAATTTCGTATTGAAAAAGGAGCCAACCCAAGAGAAATTAGAGAATCAATTCTTTTCTGGTTTAGTATGAACTACTCCTTACCTCAGTCATTAAATACCATAAAAAGTAAAGCGAAGAGTTAAAGTGGTTATGTCGGCATCCACACCGACCTCCTCCCATCATCGGCTCTTCTACGGAAGAGCTGTATCTAAAACCAAAATCCACTATAATAAATCATAAGAGAGAGAGGAGAAATAATGATGCGTAAGTGGAATATCCAATTTCTAGGTCATAGGCAATATATTGCACCAGATTTAGAAACTGCAAAAGATATGGCTTTAAAAGATTTAGCCACAACATCCAGTAACCTAGGACTAGCTATTAATGGTCATATGGATTTAGGCGAAATAGGAGAAGAGTAATGTTCTACATAGATGTTGTTGAGTGGATAGATAAGGAAACTTTGAAATTAATCAACAGAAAATTAAAAATCCAAAAAGAGTTACTTGAAATAGATAAGGAGCTAGGTATAGATTGAAAAAATACGATTACATTTTTGATGGTAAAGAAACCATTACTGTAAAAGGTAAAGGTCTTAAGGAAGCTCTTAGAGAATATCGACAACAACATCCCCAACAACTTGAAGCTACTGTTGAATGGTTAGCTAAGAGTGGTAAGGAAATGAAAGAACTTATCAGACTTAGAGAAGTTAATATTGGGATTGATAGACACGGAAATATAATTAGGTAATGAGCCAATCCAAAGAGAAAAAACTCTATATGGCTGCTAAATACAAAAGAAGAAAAGAAGCTCGTCAAATTGAAAGATTGTTAAACGAACCAGTACTCGACCCCATTTTAGATGAAATTATTTTTGAGGAGGAAGAATGAGAACTTCTTGGGACCCCGAGAAAGAATCATGGGATGAATTTAAAAAAAGAAGAAGTGCTAATTCTGGAATATCTGGTATAGGACAAAAAAAACGAGAAGGCACAGGAAAAATAAATAAATCTAAACTTAGAGAGTTTTCATTGAAAAGAGCAGGATACAAATGTGAATGGCCAGAATGTGATACTACTCAATGGCTTGAAATGGCACACATCACCGGAATAGGTATGGGAGGAATGAATAGAGATATTTCTAACAATGAAGGAAATGTAGCTATATTCTGTAAGTATCATCATGATATTTTTGATGGTAAAACTATATCTGGTCAAAAAAGAGAGTACACTAAGTTTGTTAGAGCCTACTTGGGAAGATATGCCTAGATATGAACATAAATGCATAAAAGATATCTGTGATTTTTTATTTGAAGTAACTTATAGCATAACAGATGACCCGGACATTAATTGTCCTAAATGTGCAAGCCCTACTAAAAGACAAATTTCACGAAATGTCACGTTTGAGACCCCTATGGATGTAGACTTTACACAAGACCCAAGTGAAGTAAGCCAAAAAGGTTTAGCAAAGGTTGCAAAAGCTAGAAAAACAAAGTTTAGATGGTAGGAGAATATGGAATATAAATATATTACAGAAGAAGATAAGTTATCAATTATAGAGAATCAACTTAAACAATTAGAAGGTAATCATTTCAGCCTTACTTTAGTTGAACCTTCTCAATTACAAGAACAAGACCAACATTTGGTATGGAAGCAACAAATTACAGCAATTGAGAAATCTATAGAAAAAATGCGAAGATTCCAATCTAAAGAAGAGAATGGCTAAATATGCGCCGAAACTACCTGGATTACATCCTGCACAACAAAATGTTGCAGATTCTGAAGCAAGGTGGAAGATTCTTTGTGCTGGGAGGCGTTTTGGCAAGACTAGATTGGGTGTTCAATTATGCATCCAAACTGCCTTGGCCGGTGGTAGAGCTTGGTGGGTTGCTCCTACTTTTTCTATTGCTAGGGTTGGCTGGAGAGCTTTAGAAAATGCAGCTATGTCGTTTCCTAAAGAAATTGAGCCTAAGATTTCTATCGCTAACATGGAAGTTAATTTCCCGAATGGTGGTTTTATTGCTTGTAAGTCTGCTGATAATCCGCAAAGACTAAGAGGTGAAGGTTTAGACTTTATTGTTATTGATGAAGCTGCTTTTGTTAAAGAAGAAGTTTGGCATGAAGTTCTCAGACCTACACTTACAGAAAGAAAAGGTTCTGCATTATTTATTTCCACTCCATTAGGTGTTGGTAATTGGTTTTATGATTTATGGACTAATGCAGAAGATAAAGAGGATTGGGAAAGATTTCGTTATCCTACTACGGATAATCCTGCTATTGACCCTGAAGAAGTTGAAGGAGCAAAAAAAGAAGTAGGTTCTATAGTATTTGCTCAAGAATACATGGCAGAGTTTATTGAAGCTGGGCAAGGTTTATTTAAGCAAGATTGGTTTTCTTATTTTGATTTAATGGATGATGGTTTTTATGTTGGAGGTGGAGGTCAATTCAATCCTAAAATGTTGACACACTTTGGTACTATTGATGTTGCTGTAACAACAGAGGAGAGAAGTGATTATACAGCGATAACTAGCTGTGCTTTAACAACAGATGGAAAGATTTTCGTTGAAGACATCTTTAGAGAAAAAATAGAATCACCCGATATAATTCCAAAAGCAAAACAACTTGCAAGTAAACATAATTGGTCTTATGTATGTATAGAGAATCAAGGATTATCAAAACCTTTTATCCAAGAAGCTGGAAGAGCTGGTTTAAGAGTCAAAGAAATAAGGGCTGAAAAAGATAAAATAACCAAAAGTTTACCTTTATCAGCTAGGATGGAGGCAGGTGACATCCTTTTTAAGAAGGGTTCACCGTGGTTAGCAGACTTAGAAAGAGAACTGCTAACGTTTCCTGTCGGAAAAAATGACGACATGGTAGACGCTCTGGGATTAGCCGCTGCCACACTTTCTGCTAGGAGAGAATGGACAGCATATTAGTACTGGGTACTGGGTAAATGGAAGAAAGAAATAGATTTCAAAAAGCTTTAGATATTTTTAGACCGTCGAGAAGGGCGGAGCAAAAATTACAATCGAATTATAATCAATTATTTGGGAACGACGCTTCCATATATGGATATAACACATCATCAGGATTTATAGAGTCCAATAAGTTAAAAGAAATTGGTGATGGTTCTGGTAACTCCGCAGTAACAGCATGTTTGAATGTTTTATCTACATCGTTTTCAGAACCCCCATTACAAGTTGTTAAGAGAGACCAAGTTTTTGGCGATAGAGAAATACAATATACACATCCTTTAGCAGAGTTATATCACAGACCTAATCCTTTTATGTCACAAAACTTAATGTCTCACTATATTGTTATGGCATTAAATACTCTTGGCGATGCTTTTCTTTACAAAAATAGAAATAAAAGAGGACAAGTTGTTGAATTAGTACCTCTAATGCCACATATGGTAGAAGTTAGAGGAAGCGAAGAAAGACTGATTACTCATTATGAATATTACGCTTACGGTAAAGGAGATTTTGTAAAAATACCATTTGAAGATATGGTACATATCCGACAAGGAATAGACCCTAATGACCATAGAAGAGGTCATGCACCACTAAAAACAGTTTTAAGAGAAATTTTAGGAGATGAGGCAGCAGGACAATTTACTTTTGCTTTACTAGACAATATGGCAGTGCCTGGTGTAGTACTTACACCTAGAAATGACGGTTATGGTGGACCAACAAGAGAAGAAGCAGAAACTATTTCAGCAATGTATAAAGAAAAATTTGGTGGTGCTAATAGAGGAGCACCTATGGTTTTATCTGGTGCAATGAATGTTGAAGTTGTATCGTTCTCTCCTGAACAAATGAGATTAGCAGCACTTAGAAGAATTCCTGAAGAAAGAGTATCAGCAGTTCTTGGTGTTCCAGCTATCCTTGCTGGCCTCGGAGCTGGATTAGATTCGGCGACATACAACAACACAAAAGAACTTAAAGAATTTTTTACAGAACAAAAGTTAATTCCAATGTGGAGAACTGTTGCAGCTGAATTAACACATCAACTTCTTATACCTGACTTTGGTGAAACAGGATTGATGTGTGATTATGACATACAATCTGTGAGAGCTTTACAACCTGATGTTGATAATCTTTATAAGAGAGTAAACATGGGTGTATCTGGTGGTTGGATAACAATTGGTGAAGCTAGAAAAGTTGTCGGACTTGAAGTTGATAAAACTCACGATGTTTATTTGAGACCATTAAACATGATACAAGTTGACGAAGATGGTATAGCAATATTAAACGACCCTCCTCAACAAAATAGAGACGCTTCTAGGAGAGAACAAGAACAATTAAGAGCTGCTTCATTAGAAGTTGTTCCTGAAACTAAAGATACTTTGAATACAACAGCAGCTAAGCCAGAAAGTAGAAGAACAGGTAAAATCAAACCAAAACCAACTAGATTAAAGAATGATAATATTGAAGAATTGAAAGTTAGCACAGAAGAAGCTGAAGTATTACATGAATCACAATTTGAGATAGAAGCTGAGAATGAAAAAAAAAGTAAATTTGAATTATCTTTAGCAAGAAAGGCTGAAAATCAAAACAATTCAATTATTGAAGCAAGGAAAAGAGCTGCTGCTGACATGGCAGATGAAATTTATTCAGAAAAGGTTAAAGAAACTCATTCTATCCCAAGCGAAATAATGGATTCTATACTGTCTAAGATAAAAGAACATAATTCTAATAATCCAAAATACACAATTGATTTAAAAACTTTAACAACAGTTTTCATAAGAGGTGTCGGTGCTAAATCTGCTGACCATCCAGAGTCTGCGTACAAGTGGGGCATGGGTCGTGTGAACGGTTTTCTACATGCATTAAGAAAAGATAAGTTCAAAAGGAAACCATATGATAAAGACTTGTTACCAATAAATCATCCACTTAGTTCTAAAAAGTAACAAAAAAAGAGATAAAAATCTATTTAAAAAATATCCTTACTAAGCCTATTAAATAACACATCTTTTTGAAACATTAGTTAATATTTCTTATATAGCGTACCTAATTACTGTTAACAGGAGATATAGGTAACATGTCTGAAAAAGAAGTTAAAAATATTGACCTCGAAATCAAAGAAGATTCTGAGGGAAAAGTTTCCGCTGTCTTTTCTGTATTTAATTCTCTCGATTCTGATGGAGACATTGTACTCCCGGGGTCGATAAAATCAGGTTTCAAATCTGGTTCTGTACCTATGGTATGGGCTCACAAATGGGACATGCCAATTGGTAAAGGTTCAATTGATAGTGATGGAGATAAAGCTACATTTAATGGTGAGTTTTTCATGGATACAGAATCTGGTCAAGAAGCTTATAAAATAGTCAAAAATATGGCTGATATGCAACAATGGTCATTCGGCTATAGAGTAAATGATGCTGAACATGGTAAAACCGGTGAAGGCGATGATGAAAAAGAAGCTAGGTTTTTAAAAGACCTAACTGTCTTTGAAGTTTCACCAGTACTTGTTGGAGCAAATCAAGATACTTACACAATGGCAATCAAATCAAATAAAGAATTGCTTAAAGAAATAGTAAGTGAAAATGAAGAAAAAGCTGTACTAGGTTCCTCTTCATTTGGTAAAGAACCAGTTTCTGAAACATTAGAAGAAGAAGAAGCTGTTAATCCAAAAGTTGAAGGTGCTGAGTTAGATACAGAAAAGACTGCTGAAGAAGAATCAGTTAAATGTGTAGATTGCGAAAGCATGCTTGAAAGTCCTGCAAAGTATTTGAGAGCATTATATGAAGCAAAAGAAGCAATAATAGCTGGAACACAGCAAGAAGAAGTTTCCGAAGAAGCCCCAAAGGCTTTTTCAGAACAAGTCAAAGATGTGCTTGCCGCATTAAATGACTTAATGGTACGAGCTACCGCCATAGCGATGTTGCGTGCCAAAGATGGAAGGAAATTAGGCTCAAAAGCCACAGATGCCTTAAGAGCAGTTCAAGATGACTTGCAAGATGCTTGGGTCGAATTAGACCAATTCATCGAAAGTACTGGAACTGTTGAGGAATCTGAAGTTGAAGTAGAAGAGGAACAATCTGAAGAGGGACAAGAAGAAGCTGCAGAACCTGTAGTTGAAGAAACTGCAGAGGAATCTGAAGTTGAAGAAGCTGCAGAGGAATCTGAAGTTGAAGAAGTCGAAGCTCAAACAAACCCAGAGGTTGAGCTTACCGAATCAGAAGATAACACTGAATCCGACGACGAGATGGATGAGCTTTGGTTAGAGGCACAGCAAAATATTGCTGAGTCTTTGGATGCTGAATTAGAAGTAGAAGACAATATATAGGAGATATATAAACCATGAGTGAAGTAGCAAAGCTCAAAGAGCAAATTGCAAAATCTCGTGAAGAACTAAAAGCTGCTTTTGATTCACAAGAAGACGGTAAGTACACAGCTGAAGCCAAAGAGAAAATCAAAGGCTACAACGAAGAACTTGCTGGACTTGTTGATGATTTAAAAATCGAAGAAGCTAAAGTTCAAAACGAGAAAGCTTTAGAGGTTGATAATGAGCCTGTAAATTCTATCCCTAATGTAATGCCTGAAGCACAAGACGGACCAAAATCAATTGGTTCTCAATTTGCTGAATCTGATGCTTATAAAGCATATACAGAAAATGGCGTTAAAGGTGTAGATTCACATGCTGAATTTAAGACAACCTTAAACACAACTGGTTATCCACCAGAGAGCCTAAGAGCTCCTGGAATCCTAGAGACCGCTTTAAGAAATCCTGATAGCGTTATTGGATTGTTTGACCAAATTCAAACAAATCAAAATGCTTATGTTTATCTTGAAGAAACAACATTCACCAACAACGTTGGTGCAGTTGCTGAATCTACTGACATTAGTTCTGCTAATGAAAGTGCTTTAGCATTTACAGAAAGAACAGAATCCATCAGAAAGATGGCTACTTTCTTGCCTGTAACTGACGAATTGTTAGCTGATGTTGCTGGTATTCAAGGATATGTCAACTCACGTTTATCAACAATGATGAAGTTGAACTTGGACAACCAACTTATTAATGGTGACGGAAGTGCTCCTAACTTAACTGGTATATTGAACAAATCAGGTATTAATACCTTTGCATTTGGCTCATATTCCGGTAAGTTAAGGAAAATCGGTCAAGTTTATCAAGCTATAACTGAAATCAGAAAAGATGCATTCGTAGAAGCTGATTCTATCGTAATGCACCCATCTGACTGGTACGACATTGTTACAGAAGAAAGTTCTGTAGAAACAAGTGGTTCTAGAAACCCATTGTTTGTCGTTGCTGGTGGTTTTGGTGAAGCCCCAACTCCAAGGCTTTGGGGTCTTAAAGTTGTACCTTCAACAGTAGTTGCTGAAGGAACAATGATTGTAGGTAAATTTGGCGGTGGCGACGCTGCTCAAGTAGTTATGAGAGAAGGCGTTGACCTAGCTGTTTCCGACAGCCACAGCGATTTCTTTGCAAAGAATCAATTGGCAATCAGATTGACAATGAGATTAGGATTTGCAATTTATCGTCCAACTGCATTCTGTTCTATAACAGCAATGTAATTAGACTATTAGGTTTTATAAGGGCGGATTTATATTCGCCCTTATAAACAAGGGAGTAAAATGAAGAGACAAGTAATGAGTCCAGAAGATTCAAAAAATCAACTCGAAAAATTTGGAATGGTTATGAGAGATGAAGAATTTTTTAAGAGGTCAGAAGAAATAGTGAAGATGTTTACTGATGAGGATGCTTCGACAGAAGAAGAGTAAAAGACTTAAATTAGAGATTATTGGAGTAAGATAGATTATTATGTATACAATACCAGAAGAGAATATTTACAAATTACCTGACGGTAAGATTTGGAAAGGTGTTCCAGCTGATTTACCATCTAGTCAAGCTGACTTGATTGCTAAAGCAGGACATGAATACCCAACTGATTGGTTAAAAGAGCAAGGTGCATTAAAAGCTCCTGCTAAGAAAAAAGCAGAGCCAGCAAAAGCTAAAGCTCAAAAACCAGCAGAAAACAAAGCTGCCAAAGTCGAAAAAGAATCTAAGTAAACAGGAGGGCTAAAATATGGCTTTCTGTACCGCCGCAGATGTGGAAACATTTGCACAAATAGATTTTAACTCAGCATTAGAGACAGTCCTAACAAATGAGATAATACCTATTGTTGAAGATGTTATTAACGACTACTTAGGATATACAGCTGATTACGGAACACATACTGAATATATGGATGGTAATCAAACTAGAGAACTATTTTTAGAAAACATGCCTATATTGGCGGTTACTTCTGTTAAAGAAGATGGGACAACATTAACACACGGAAATCAAGAAGATTATTTGTGGTATGAAAATGGAAGATTAAGAAGAATAGGTTCAAGATGGTCTTTTGCATATCCTAATAATATTGAAGTAACTTATACTGCAGGATATGACACAGGAGGAGGATACGGAAGAGCACTCCCTAGAGCTTTTAGAGTTGCTACCGCTCGTGCTTCAGCTAGAGTTTTAGAAGCTTCATTAGTATTAGCTGCACAACAAGAACCTGGTGAAATAACACCACATACATCAACAACAGCATCAAATTTTACAGCAGCAGACTCTGAATCATTAGGAGATTACTCCGTACAATATGTTGGTAACTTAGGAATGAACTCAATAGCTATATTATCTGCAGCAGATTTACAATTACTTGGTAAATATAGAAAAAATTTCTTTATTTAATTAGAATAGGCATATGCCTATTAGAAAAACACCACAGCCAGAAGAAGCTAGAAAGCTATTTATTGCTTATCCTAATAAGACTTTACAAGAATGGGCTGATGAATGGGGAAGTACTGCTGAAAGAGTAAGACAAATAAGACACGAATCAGGTATTGGCGCAGTATTTAAAATAAATTATGACGTTGTAGAAACGGTTGCCAAAAGAATAGAAAGTGGTCAATCAACCTTAACAAGCAGGGATATGTATAAAGACTTACCTATTGGAATAGAAGCATTTAAAACTTGGATAAGAGATGACATTGATGCAGCTCAAAGAATACACGAAGCACAAGAGTTAGCAATCAAAAATAAACAAAATCCTACTAGCAAAATTTGTACTGTGTGCAAATTAGAAAAAAATGTATCTAATTATAAAAAAAGTCAAAAATTTATTGATGGTTATAAAAAAGTATGTAATAAATGTTTAGAAACTACTGAATTTAAAAAACCTACAAAATACAAAACTTGTTTAAGTTGTAAAAAAGAAAAATCTAAAAAATCTTTTACTGGTAATAAAAAATTCGAAGATGGTCTTGTTCCATTTTGTAAAACTTGTAAATCTAAGATGCGTAGAGCAAAAAGGACATTAAATGCGAAACTAGCTGATACTATCTAATGTATGGTAGGTCAACTAAGAAAAGTATTATTTGAACATAAAATTAATGTACAACATTTAGACCAGTCAACTGTTGATGAAAGAGGCGAACTCTCAGATACATGGTCTAATAAATTTACAAATGTTGCTTGTCGTATTGTAGAACAAGGAGAAACAGAGAATAGAGATGGTAGAAATACCGTATTAAAACAGTATATTATTTATGTTCATGGTGATTCCGCTATCCTTGCAAGTGATAGATTACAAGATACTGTTGATAATAGTTTGTATTATGAAATTGATAGCGTA